GAGGTCGCATAATGGTTAAAGGTGATACTTTTTATGATGCTGCAGGCGGTGCTTTCCGCCTGTTTGTAAACAATATGTACTATGCCGCTATGAAAGAGCGACATCTTTATGGTCAAGAAGAATGTACCCAGCAAGAATATTGGGACACCAATAAGTTCTGGCTAAAAGAAAAATTTCGAGAAACAAGCAAAAATATGCTTGACATTGAAAACTAGATAGTTCATAATACTCATATAAGTTGTTGAGAGAGGCACTCATGAAAAAACGTTTCGAAATTATGGAAGTTTTGACACTGGCAATTGCTGTTGACGAAGCTCAAGGCTTTATCAAAAGTGGTTACGGGTATTATGACCATGAAAATGAAAAGGAAATTTTGGATAACAAAACTACTATTTCTCGTGTGCTGAATAACTATCCTGATGCTCCCCAAATAAAAATCACTGATGAACATCGTCAACGAGCTCAAGAGCTTAAAGATTATTTTGACGGTGTCATTGTTATGAAAAAACTCACTGGTGATGTTAATGGGTTTGAGGACAGTGTTGGTAAAATTATCAACGGCAATGAAGTAGACAATTATGGTGTTAGTGTACTGGCGAGCTTGCCCAATAGTCTCCGCATTCAAAAACAGCGTGACGACATGGACGAGTTTTATGATAATCTTCGCAATGTAAGTGAGTATGTTGGCTCCACTGGTAAACGCAGTCGTTTCAAATTGTTTATTAAAGATGTCAAGTATATTGCAAAATACAATATTCATTTGGTAACCTGTGTAGAAGGTGAACAGAACTTGGTTAAGTTCTTCTGGAACAAGGATCCTGATGTAAGCGACTTGATTGTTGGTAAAACAATGACAGTCACTGGATTTGTTAAAGAACAGAGCATTAGTAAATTCAGTAAATGTAAAGAAACTGTAATTAATAGAGTAAAAATTACAGAAAGTGCTTGACACTGATAGCAGTTGTGTTATCATAGTAATATAAAGAACTAAATGATGGAGTGAGATTTATGCAGAAAGTTCGAGTTTTAACAGGTCAATACGGTGCAACACCAATCAAAGACACAGTTTTTAAATTGGAAGCACCTTTTAAGATTGGCAAAAAAGGTGGCTTTATTACAGTATGCGGCAAAGATGTTGTTGGTGTACCGGATCGTAAAATCCGTGTTAAAGTGGAAAGCCCGAAAAGTTTCGAAGAAGTAGATGCGGAAACACCAATTGGTAGTCCAGATACAAAAGTAGAAACAGACGCACAGATTATTGAACGATTGCGTGAGCGATTCCAGATTCTTGAAGATATGTCGGAAGCCGCAATCGACGGAGTTGTACGTGGTATGGTAGTAACTGGTCCTCCAGGTGTTGGTAAAAGTTTTGGAGTTGAGAAAGTTCTCGACGAAGCAAACGTTGCTACAAAACTTACTAATGGTAAGGAAAAGTATGGCATGGAAAAAGGTGCCGCATCAGCTATCGGCTTGTACAAACTACTTTATGAATACAGCGATCGCGGTTCAGTGCTAGTACTGGATGACTGTGATACCGTACTGTATGATGAAACCTCACTTAACCTGCTCAAAGCGGCACTGGACAGCGGCAAAAAACGTAAGATTAGCTGGAAAAGCGAAAGCCGTGTGTTGCGTCAGGAAGGTATTCCAGATGAATTTGAATTCCGAGGCTCAGTAATTTTTATCACAAACCTTAAGTTTGAAAAGGCACGTGGTAAAATTGCAGATCACTTGGGAGCGATCATGTCACGTTGTCACTACTTGGACTTGACAATGGACACGATGCGTGAAAAGTTTTTGCGGTGTAAGCAAATTGTTGGTGACGGCATGCTCGACGAGTATGGCTTCAGCAAAAAAGAGCAAGAGGATTTGCTCCAGTATGTTTACACAAATCGCAACCGTTTGCGTGAGTTGAGCTTGCGTATGGTAACCAAGATTGCAGATTTGAAAAAGATGAATCCTGCAAAATGGGAAACCTACGCAGAGTCAACATGCATGCGGAGAGTTTAGTTGGTTGGCATCTCCTCTGTCTAAGTCACTCTCACTCCAATGCTGACTAACTAAAACCGGGGGGTTCGGAAACGGACCCCCCACCCTTTATCTAATTGACATATATAGGAAAATTTGTTATATTATTGCTATGGCTAAGATTATTTTAAAAGACGAAGTAAACTGTAAAATTGAAGGCTTGGATTTGGATACTCGCAAAAAGCTGGTAAACAAATTCAGCTTCATGTTGCCATATGCGTATCATGTGCCTGCATACAAACTGGGCCGTTGGGACGGCAAGGTCAATTACTTTAATATAGGCGGCAGTACTTACATTAATCTGTTAGAGGATATATTGCCAGTATTGTTGGATGAAGGATATGAAGTAGATGTTGAAGATAGACGACAGAGTATTAAATTAGAATTCCCACAGATTACAGAACAACATTTCAGTCACAAAACTTGGCCTGAAAAACACCCAGCGGCGGGTGAGCCAGTTGTACTACGTGACTACCAGGTAGAAATTATCAATGAGTTCTTAGCTAACCCCCAGTGTTTACAAGAAATTGCAACTGGTGCTGGTAAAACACTGATTACAGCCGCACTAAGCAATCTTATTGAACCATATGGTCGCAGTATTGTTATTGTACCCAACAAGGACTTGGTTGTACAAACAGAAGCAGATTACATCAACTTGGGATTAGACGTTGGTGTGTATTTTGGTGATCGCAAAGAGTTTGGTAAAACACATACTATTTGTACATGGCAAAGTTTAAACAGCATGGAGAAGCAATTCCGTGATGGTAAAAGCACACTGAGTGTTGTAGACTTTGCAGAAGATGTACAGTGTGTTATTGTTGACGAAGTGCATCAGGCAAAAGCAGACGTGTTAAAGAAACTGTTAACAGGAGTATTTGCACGTGTTCCTATTCGTTGGGGACTGACTGGTACTATACCCAAGGATGATGGCGATAAAATTGGACTAACAATTACACTGGGTAATGTAGTAAATAAACTTGCAGCAAGTGAACTGCAAGACATGGGTGTACTGGCTAACTGTCAAGTAAATGTACTTCAGTTACAAGATACAGCAGAATACAATAATTATCAGGAAGAGCTGACATATTTGACTACAGATAAACAGCGTCTTGATTATATGGCGGGATTGATCCAAAGTTTATCACTGGAGGGCAATACACTTGTATTGGTTGACAGGATTAAAGCAGGTAACGGATTAATTGAACGCCTACCGGAAGAAACTGTCTTTATTAGTGGCAGTATGAAAAGTAAGGACCGCAAGGACGAATACGATGAAGTTAGTGAAACAGACAATAAAATCATTATTGCAACTTATGGAGTCGCTGCTGTTGGCATCAATATTCCTCGTATTTTTAATCTTGTTCTTGTTGAGCCTGGCAAGTCTTTCGTTCGTGTTATACAGTCTATTGGCCGTGGCATACGTAAAGCAAAAGACAAGGACCATGTGGAAATATGGGACATAACAAGCACCGCAAAATTCAGTAAAAGGCATTTGCGAGAACGTAAAAAGTTCTACAAGGAAGCGAACTATCCTTTTACTATAGATAAAGTGAATTATAGAAAATGAAAATATTAACAGTAGAAAATCAAAGTTATGAGTTAGATTATGTTCCAGAAGAAATTGATGACATCCGTTATTGTGTGCTAGACTACAGCAACAAGAACGATGCTGATTACTTCTTTGTACCATTGGTATTTCTGGAAATATTCAATGCTCCAGCAGCAGTACTTAAGATTGGCGAAAGCACAATTAAAATGCCGCTAGACTGGAGTGTAGTTATTTGTGAACATGACGTTGGAGAACCTGAGGTTGTACCTATTACAAGTTTAAATGATCGAGGGTTCCACGCATTTACATTTAATCCTATCAGTAGTTTCCTTCCCAAGTTTCAGGAAATTGAAATCACAAATGTATATCAAGAAGTTAAATGGCACTTCCCCAAACTAAAATATGGACACTTATTAGCAGTGCCATTGGAAGGCGGAGAAGGAAGTCAGTGTGCATTTTTTGTTAAAGAAACAAGTAAAGTGCCGGATGTTCTTGACACATATCATTTATGGTAATATTATAAATTATGAGCAATAAACTAACAATCAAAGAAGAGATGCGAGCTATTGATC